TGAATTTGCTTAAACCATTGTAATAAAGGCACTCCGTATTTTGTTGGAAGTTCCTGACAAAATTGGTTTAATTCTGCTAATTGTTGGTCGTTTAATGTAATCATAGTTTTATTTTTTATTTACAAATATATGTATTTTATTTAGCTGCAATTAATATTTTTAATTCTTCAATTTGTGCCTGTTGTTCTTGCATTGCCTTTATAAGCATTGGAACAAATACAGAATATTTAACTGACTTTGTAAAAGTTTTTAAAGATTGTCTTTCTTTTATAATATTACCTTCTTCATCTTCAATTTCAACTTCTTTAAAATCTTCTGATTCATCAACCATTGAAGGAAATATTTGTTCTAATTCCTGTGCAATTACACCAATCTGTTTATTTTCTTCGCCTATTAGATTATAATTTCTAACCTTAACTTTTAACAAATTTTCAAGTTTTGGTGTTGCATCAATAATATTTTCTTTTAATTTAATGTCAGATAATGCACCATAACTATTATTAATATTTTGTAAATTACCATTACCTAAAATATAACATTTGTCAGCACCACCTGTTGCACCAATAAAATGATAACTTGAAGTGTTATTTGCATTTGAACCTAACGCCGTTACAAGACCAATATCATTAGAACTGTTATTTCTTGAAGCTGTAATTTCTACTACGGAACCTGATTTACTCGCAACAAAATCAGCTCTACCATTTGAAGCTATTGTCAATCTTGTTGCACCATTAGTGTCCATTGTTATAACTTCATCGGTGCCGGCAATTTTAATATTTGAACTTGAAGTACCACCACATAATTGCAATGTATTACTACTCATTCCTCTAAATAAAGTTGAGCCATACATTCTTATTTCACCATTAACTTGTAATTTACCTGCAACATCAGTAGTAGTTCCTATTAATACATTACCCGTACTACCATTAATTGCAAATCTATAAGCAAGATTAGTACCATCATAAATTCTATAATCACTATCAGTACCTGCAATACCTATTTGATATTCTTTAAGACTTGTTGCAAGTGAAATTGCAACACTTCCACTTTCATATATACTTAATACTCTATTAAAACCGGCAGCATTATAAATAGTTGAACTTCCAATACCAACCATACCTGCTGATGTTATAGTAAGTCTATTTGTAGTATTAGTTGCAAAATCTAAAGTATTAGCAGCACTTAAATACATTCCATTAGTCGGTATTGTTGCACCACTTGGAATAAAAGCAGTTGCAGTTGCGGTACTTGAAAAAATTGCACTTGTTCCACTTAATGCACCTGCCAATGTAATTGCACCTGTTGAACGTGTTATTGTTAAAGGTGTATCAATTAATGCACCTGCGTCTGAATATCGTCTAATAAAGAAATCCATACCTACATTTGAACCTGATTCTGTGCCTGAAACTTCTAAATTTATTCTTGCACTATTATCTGAACGATATGAAATACTTTTTGCAACAGAAACGTTTGCGTCTAAGTTTGCAATCAATGCTGAAGCAGCGCCGTCAATATGAAACTTTGTTGTTGGGTTTGCAATACCAATACCAAATTCCCCTGTTTGTAAAATTGTAATTAATTCAGCACTATTTGCTTCGCTAAATATTCTAAATCTATGGTCTGACTGAACATTGCCAACCGACCATTTGTTTGTACCCGCACTTGCAAAACCTAAATAAGCATTGTTTGTTGAAGTCCCGTTTATGCGTCCAATAATTCCAGAACCGAAAACGTCTAATGCAGTAGTAGGCACATTGGTATTAATACCTAATCTGTTATTAGTATCGTCAAAAAATAAGTTTGCATTATCTTGGGTTAAAGCACCACTTGCACCAATAAAAGGAACTGAACCTGTTGTTAATGCAGTTGTAATTGTTAAACTCGCAACCGAACCAACTAAATTAATAGTTCCGTCAAATCCATTCGCGTCGTTAAACACCAAAGAAGATACAATGTTTGGTGACAATTCAACGTATGCGCTTGTACCTGTATTCCAACGATACAAAATGTTTGTATCTAAGGCAATATAAATAGTATCAGCAACACCAACTAAAGGGAATGCCGCTAAGTTTGCGTATTCTTCAACTGTACCTGTAAACAAAGACGCCATTTGTGATAGCGTAATTTTTTTACTTATGCCCGTTGTAGGGTCGCCTATAATTGTAAGGTCTGATAAATCTGGCGCAAGTTCTGTCGCTAATTGATTAATTTTTTTTGATTCCATTAAAATTGATAATTTGAAGGTACTTGACACCTATTGTTAATAAATGGCACGGTTAATGTTGCATCTAATTTTACGCCTGCTAATAAATCAGGATCACTTTCTGTATAAAATGTAACGGGTAAGTTCTGACTTAATGTCCAAGTTACAATAGAATAATCCTCTGGGTATCTTAACTGCGCCACTACATCACCCGCAACCTGTGTCATATCTGATAAAACTTCCGTTTCGTTTGTTTCTTCCATAAGCATACGATCCATAAAGTAAAGACTAAATGAAAAAGCTATTTCCTTAGCGCCATAATTTGCACCCGTTAACGTAAAAAACATAGCAGGATAAGTTACCTCGCCATTGCTTAAACGTTCCCAGACATCACCAAAATAGACGTAATTAATTTGCTCGTGGTCGTTGCCTATCTTTGTTAATTCTTTCACTATTTGATTTAGTGTCATTCTTTTTTGCTTTTTCCAAATAAACTTTTAGTTTAGTTTGGTTTTTTATTGTTACTTGTTTACTCATATATTAGCAGCAACCAATATTTCCCTGATACCTTTCTTCAAAAGTTTTTTTATTCTTACCCTCATAATCGTCATTGCAACAAGCATCCCCTAAATACATTGAAACCGTGTAACCCTCATTGTCAGGTTTAATACTATCAATGCCGCTACCAAAGTTTAAGTAATTAGGATAAGAAGCATTGTTTTGTTTCAGATACTTTATTAATCTTTGTTTATAAAATTCTGCTCTTGCTCTGTATCTATTCGCTACGTCAATCATATCCTGCATTGAAGGGCTTTCTTGATTCTCGCCTGTCTTTCTTATTAAACCCTTATTGTAAAACTGATATGATAAACCCTGTGGAAGTTCTGACATAACAAAATAAATTAAACAATCTACAATGTAGTCGTCTAATAATGTTGTTTGTAATTGCGTATATGTATTTGCATCTACTGCCGTTTGTAATTCATTGTACAATGCAGAACCTAAAGCGGGCAAAATATACATATCTTGCGCGGTCTTAATTTCAGGCAATACTAATTTTTCTTCTACGTTAGCGTGAAGCCCTGTTCTATCTTTAATAGATTGTACTGATATGAATAATGTGTTTTTGCTCATTTTATTTTCTTGTTACTATATTTGAAACCCATTCGTGTCTGCAACTTGGGGAATGTTCATTAGTATTTGGTTTTGTGTACCAACCACCTCCGCGATCCCAAACAGAATATCCTAAACGCGCACTAATTGTTTCTATTTCTGAACGGCTATACATCTTGTCAGCAGTTAATAAATATTTACAAAAAGGTCTGCTTGTATCTATATCTTTATTTGTAAAGCCTTGCTTCCACTCATAAGAATATCTAATTAGTAACTCTTTTGTTTGTGGTTTAATTTTTGTTAATATATCGTTTAATGGCTCTGTAAGTGTATGCTCAATAATTGTATTGCTATCAATCCCCTCGCCAATAACATATTCGCTTGGTTGAATATATCCGTTTGCTATTAATGTTTTAATAACTTGTTTGATAGTATCTTCGCTTTGTTCAAGGGTTGTCGCTAATACATCTGGCGTAATTCTTTTATCCTTAGACATCAAATCAAGCACATTCGCCTGTAATTGGTTTACCTCTGCAAACATTTGATATTCTGAATCGTCATTAAAGCGCGTTTTTGACCTCCAAACATTAAAGCTATCCTTTGCGTCGCCAAACTCAAAAAACACGCTGAATTCGTCTGAAAACTGCGCTTGTTGGGCAACGGGTTGGTATTTACTTATATCAATACCCGCCTTTTCAAGTAACCATTCTTTTGGCGCTATTTCTTTTAATATGTTTTCAGTAAACTCAAAGCCAATAGGTTCGGTTGGAATTATAAGTAATTCAGGTTCTGCAATCCCTTTATATTTAGCTAACATATTAAACACACCTTCAAGGTGCATTTGCTTGCTATTTACATATGTGTTTTTAAATATCTCGTAACCATCCCTCATCTCAGAACGGCTTCCTAATTTGCCTGCCTCTGCAATACCAAAGATTGACGGCGTTGTAATTTGATGCCCTGAAAATATATTAGTCTGAATTAAGGAATCCACACGCCCGAAATCCTCTTTTGTAATATCAGAAGTTCCCAGATCATCAACTATTGGCTTCCTTGCGCTATCATTAACAAAAGCTAAAATAAACTTTTTGCCATCTGATCCGCTAAACCTACTTGTAAAACGTTTTTCAATATTACGCTTTTCTTCATCCGAAGGCTCACCATTTGGCAAAGTAATTAATTTACTTGCGCTGAATCCTGTTTGCGCATTACCTAAGACGTGCTTAGAAATCTCAATGTCTGATTCAATATAATTAAGCGCACCAAAGTAACCCGGCAATGAATAGAAGCCCATATTAGGGCGGTATTCTTTAATATAAAGTATTTGTTTACCTACGGGGTTATTGGCATTAAAGGCAGGATAAACCATTGCCTTTTCGTTTCTGTCATCCCATTTTTCTTTATACCAGAATTGAGTATTGTCTTTATTAGTTCTGATCTTAGTGTAATCACAATGCCATACTTCAGATAATTGCTTAGTTACTGACCATATAATTTCTAAATAATATCCACCGAATAATTCAGCATCTAAGGAAACTTTGCGGGTTAAGTCATTAAGACTTTCCATTCTGTTAACCTTTTCAATAAACGCCTCTGCCTCTGGACTTCCTTTCCAACCATTTGCGCTAATATAATGAACCTTGCTTTTTACAATCGCATTATGTTTAGCTGACTTGTTGAATAGGTCAACCAAATAATTAGGATAGTCATTGCGGTCGCCATACTGAATATATCCCTCGCCCTTCTTTTCTTTAAATTCAGGCTGCTTAGCTTCCGCAAATGTTAATACTCTTAAATCCATTATTGTCTTATTTTATAAGTGTCTGTTGTTGAATATTCAGTAAACGACATAGCCGTTCCGATAAGTTCCATTATGCCTGATTCAAGCATATTTAAACCCACAGGATTTGTATTGGTTGGGCTTGCTTGCTCATATATTTCATAGTCGTATTGACCATTCAAAGAAGATGCAAAGTTAGTATCTGTAACAATACTAAATTCATTGTACCTATCCTTGTACAAACTTATGTCTGTATTATTTAGCTTAACAAATTTAACCTCAGTATTTGCGCTTCTATTAGTAAACACGAACAAATAATTAGGGTTAGTTAATAACTCCTTTTCAGTTAATGTTAAAATAATATTTTGCGTCTGCCCTTTCGTTAACCTCATCATACTACTAAATAGCAAAAATTTGAATTTGTTGCAGATAGGG